GGCGAAGGACACTCCAGCCTCGCGCGCCTCGTTGAAAGCGACCTTCTGTTCGTCGTTCCACTTGGACCACTGGGTCTTGCCGATAGGAAAAAGCGCCTTGACCATTAGTAATACCCCCGATTGCGGTCGGCCTTAAAGGCCCTGTTCATACATCCATTGCGCGACTTTGGCTACTTCCTTAGCCGTAGCATTGTTCTTGATGGTGTTCGCAGAGTGCGAGATCACTACGACGTTACCTACTACATACCCTTTGGCGGGCACAAGCCGGTCAAGCGATGCGCTCTCAGCACAGGGTGAGCCGTTACCTACAAACACGAACGGCGTACCAAACACCGGGCACTCGTCCGGGATAATGGACATCACGTACTCAGGCGTGAGGTCGAACGGCACCCCGATTTTAGAAGCGCGTAAGCGTGCATTTTTTACTACATGCTTGACCCAGTACCGCTTCGGATTGCGGTATGCCCGCTCCCGCTCCTTGGCCTTGAACACCTCCGGATTGGCCTGATACCGTGCTTTGAGCTCAGCCAACGTCTTCGGCTTACGCTTTTCGTAGTTCTCTTTGACGCAGTTCGCACATAGCGGTGACGAGGTATAACGGGGGGCGACATGGCCGCGTTTGCAGGGTTTCCCGGTATAGAAAAAAGTATGCCCTGCAGCTTTTGCTGCCTCACGCGTGGAGAGCATCTCAGTAGTAGCCACGGGACCGCTGACTCTTAAAGTATACTGGCTCATCCGGTTCATCCAGATTAGTGCCGACATACCCACCACGGCGAAACCGGTGCAGGGCCATGGATACGGTATCAACGTAGTCGTCGTGAGACCCGGCAGGGAACTCAGCTACTTCGTCAATGACCTCTTCCGCCCAACGAGTAGGCGGTGCCCACACACGCCCCGAGGCGAATATATCAGCAACAGCGTTCAACCTGCTAATCTTATCATTGCCCCGCGTGGGAGTAAAGTCCTGCACCGGAATACCCATCGCCCTAAGCTCGTACACGAGCGGCGCGCCGCTCGCTTTCTTCTCGATGATGACGCTGTCCGGCTGCCAATCCCGGTACTCCTCCACCGCGACCTTTTTGAGCTCAGGGAACTCCATGCGGTCCCGGAAGGCATTCAGCATGATGATATTGGCTTGGTCAACACCGCTGTCGTCGGGGCTATAGAACACCCCCCACGTCGTGCAGGCACTGAAGTCAGCGCGCTGCGTCTTTTCGAAGGCCGTATCCCAGCTCTGGAGGATGAACTCGCAGTGAGGCGGGTCGTCATGGGGCCATTCTTGCCACCACTCTCTTTTAACAATAGCCGCAGACTCTGAAATCGGGTTCTGCTGGTACTGGGCCATCCACTTGGAGTTAGGGACGTCCCGCTTGACCTTGAGTAGCTCCTCCAGCTCCCAAAACTCAGGCCACAGGGGGTTGCCTGAGGGCAGGATTGCCGGGAACTCGATCACTTCCCACTCGCCGAGGCTCTCATTAGCCGCAGAGTCCTTGAGAATCTGACCGGTCAGGTCGCGCTTCGACCACCGCGTCATCACGATGACGATAGCACCACCCGGCTGGAGACGCTGACGAGGCCCAGAGGTGTACCACTCGTAGGTCTTGTCGTAGATATCAGGGTTCACTTCGGCTAGGGCAGCTTCCTGCTCGGAGTGCGGGTCGTCGATGATGAGCACGTCGGCACCTTTACCGGTGACGGCACCCCCAATACCGATAGCGAAATAGTCGCCCTGCTTGTTAGTGTTCCATCGGCCAGCCGCTTTGGAGTCCGATGCCAGTGCAAGATCAGGAAAAATGTCCTTGTAGGCATCCGTATCGACCAAGTTACGGACCTTACGCCCGAAGCCGACGGCAAGCTCAGCGGTGTGGGAGCACTGGATGACCTTCTTGTGCGGGAATTTCCCCAGAAACCAAGCAGGCAGCAAATAAGAGGCGAACTCAGACTTAGTGTGACGAGGAGGCATGTTAATAATAAGCCTCTTGCACTCGCCCCGAGCCACGCGCTCAAACGCATCAGCCATCTTCGCATGGTGCCTCCCCGCGATGAACGTCGGCCAGACCTCCTTAACGAAGGCTAGGAACTTGTCTTGGGCCAGCTTGCGCTTCTTGAGCTCGGCAAGCTTCTCTAGCTCAGCCAGCAACTGCTCCTGCTCGTGGGGAGGGAGCAAGTGGAGTATCTTCGGGATGTCCGTGAGGGAGATGTTCTGGAGTGGGCTAACCATTAGGGGTCGAACTCCTCGCCATGCAACCATGCAAGCACGATCCGGCGGAGCATCTCTTGGTTCTGCGCAGTGTAGGTAGTCTCGTGGTCGTCGTAGACGATCTTAGTGGTGTCGGCCAACCACTCGTCGAAGCCTTCACCCTTGGTCAGCGTGATTGCGTTCTCGTCCCCAATGATGGTGAGCGGCATACACAGTTTACCGGCATCGTCACCCATAAGACCGCCTGCAAACCCCCGCACGAAGCACTGGTTAATCTTCATCAGTCTGCTCCTCAGTCTCGTCCGGACCCAGCATGGCCTCCAACTCACTGGCCAGGGCTACGCTAGCGTCGCTGTCATCGAAGACGCCCAACTCCTCATCGAGGTCCATCCCCGCAGGCGTGACATCTATAATGTCCGCATTCAGTAGCCGCTTGACCCGCTCCTTGATGGCCTTCTCCAGGCTGTCCGGGTTGTCGTACTTGATGGTAATCTCACTGCGCTCGGTGAACAGACCGATGTCACTGTGCTTGCCCAGCAGCTCCAGCGCCTTCAGCTCGTACTTGATCTCACCGCAGTCGGCGATCTCCATGAGCTTGGCAGTAATAGCAGCGCGCGCCTGCGCCGCGTCAAACGCCAGCATCTGGCCATAGTTACGCAGGAAGGAAGCAGCAGCATAAGCCGTGTTGGTCTTGGCAAGGGGGTTGTTCTCGGAGTCCTTACCCCGGCGCTTGGATGCCTGCTCTATAAGTGCCTTGAGTTTGCGCTGATCCGACTCGTCGGGCAGCTCCAGCGGAGCACCCAGCTCAACCTGCAGCTCTGCCGTGTTCCCAGCAACCGCGATCTCCTCGATCAGGTCCTTAGGGGTCTCATCGTCCAGACTATAAGGTACGGGGTACTCGTTAGTCGGTTCGACTTTAACAACAGGCATGTGCGCAGCGTCCGGTTTGTGGGAGCAGACCTGCTGTGTAACAGCGTATCAGGGGGAGTGTAAAGAGGGCCTACCGGATCGAATGACAGCGGTGGTCACCGCCCTCTCCGATAAGTGTGCCCCCGAACCAAAAATATACCCCCACGGGGTGCGGGACTCAAGCACGAAAACAGGGGGTGGGGTTCCCAGAATGCACGGCAGGCGCTGGCTGACAGAAAATGAAGGGGGGTGGGGGGTCTGTGTGTGACACAGAGTTATGGGGGCGAACTCTGTGGGTGCGTGGTATAACGTGCATATTAGTATGTATATAGCTGCTGGCGGAGTCCCGAATGCCACAGGGGGGTCGGGGGCGGGTACGGGTGCGCGCGCCTGGGTTTTATATCCCCGCGCACCCCCGCGCCTGGTTTTAGATATCCCGCGTGGTTATCCATATCCCGCTTGAGCCGCGCCAAGCCCGATCGAAAAAAGATCCGTTTGTTTACAACGGGTTATCAATTATTTTCGGGTATTGTAAAGTTTTTGGTTGACCGGCGTGACACAATCCGCCACAACTAGGGCATCGAAACGACAAACACTGTTCCGCAACCGCTAAGGCAACCGCGAACAACCTGCGTCTTTCGACACAAAACAAATACCTAGTTGGAGCAAACACCATGCGGGAAGCGCACTACACCACAGGCAAGCACCCTACGCTTTGCATCGCCCAAACCGTCAACGGTCAACGCAACTGGATCAAGGAACGCATCCCCGTCACAGGGAAGCGCGAGGCTCGCGCCATTGCCGCCAAGTTTGATGCAACCCCATGGAATTTCTGAAAGGTAACGCCATGACAAATTTTGACCATATCACTAGCGCGTTCATACGGGACGTTTTGGAAGGCAAGCGTGTATCGATTAACGATATCCATGGCGCGGCCTATGCAACGGAGCATTGCATGGTTGAAGATTGGAAAAGCACTCTAATCCCGTTTGAAGTGATGGAAGCGCGGGAAGCGTTTGTCGATCAAATGGAAGATTGCATTTGTAAGTCGGATTATGCCGGAGCCGTTGACGCAATGCGCGGCTTTTGGTCGATCTAAAACAAAACCTAACCGGAGCAAACCGCCATGCTATATAACCTTGACAAGCTTTCGCCCGAATTGCGCCACGAAATCGAGTCCAGCCCGAAGTGGCGCGCCTTGTTTAGCAAGCGGCCCGATACCATGTTGCGGTTGGACGGCAATGCCAAGACTGTCAAAGGCAACAAGCGGGGTTTCAAAACCGCTATCCTCTACATGGCCCCTGCCAATATGAGCGGCGCTAACCTTTGCCCTATGGCGTTCATTGCCCAATGTGACAGCGCTTGCCTATTCACAGCGGGACGGGGTGCCATGACTAGCGTTGCTATGTCCCGTCTACGCAAGGCACTTTTCTTCCAACAGTATCCGGTGGAAGCTGTCGCCATGATCATGCGGGAACTGGTAGGGTTTCGGGCAAAGGCAATCCGGGAAGGTTGGACGTTGCTAGTCCGGTTGAACGGGACAACGGATATCCGTTGGGAAAACTACGGCATCATGCAATCGTTCCCCGATATCCAGTTCTATGATTACACCAAGATTGCCAACCGCAAGGGGATCCCTGCCAACTATGACTTGACGTTTAGCTATAGCGGGGTTGCGGCCTATCAACCTTTCGTTCGCATGGCGGCTAAGGCAGGCCAGCGCATTGCCGTAGTGTTCCGCAACCGCGAAACGGTGGAAGCCATGATTGCCAATGGCGAAACGTTCATGGGGTTGGAACTGGTAGACGGGGACGATACCGATATTCGCCATATCGAACCGCAGGGCGTTGTCGTGGCACTGTATGCCAAAGGCAAGGCAAAGCATGACGACACAGGTTTCGTGGTCGATCATGCCCCGGTTGAACTAGCCCTAGCAGCATGAAGCAACACGGCCACCAGGAAAAACCTGGTGGCCGGGGAAGGGAACTATCCTGTCTAGTAGCATCACGGGCCAGCGCGGCGGCGCTGCAACTCAGGTCGCGAAATCGCGACTAGCACGCTACGGTTTTCGCGTCAAGGGCCTAAATGTTGTAAAAAAACCGGGCCTTTTGTAAGGGATAATGTAAAATAATTATTGAGCAAAAACAGTATTGTAT